GTCATTTTTGCTTACGCCGCCATGATAATGTGGTTGGAGTACAGAGAACGCCGTAGATTACGCCTTCAGCTCGAAAACCTTCCTACTGATGCAATTCCAGCTCTAGTACGTGAGGATAAAGAAAGCCTCAATGAGAGTTGGTTCAACCCGCTTTCGTGGTTGTCCCCCGTTGTTAAAGCAAAGTGCCACCCTTTTATGGTGAGTATTAACAACGGCGCCGTCATTGGTCAATATTGTCCAGCTACGGATGAATTGAACATTGCCGAAGGAATCTACAAGGGCTCTTGGTCATTAAAAGATTTAAATGACAAACCCTTGGCATTAACTGAATCGTGTAAAGCAATGCGAGTTAATGTTAGCTCATTAGATCCGTATATGTCACAAAGCTTTGAGTTTGTTCTTGACGGTGTCGTCTCTGAGAAAACAAGTCAGCGACGCAAGTTAAAACGTAACTTAAAGATGTCTGCATATCAAGTTCTATTAGCCTATCAAGATTCATTGACCAAAAATATTGACCTCGAATGGGGGGACCGTCTTGCTGACATCGAAGCAAGAATTGGCCGCAGGTTTGAGACTGCGGAGCTTTATGTCTTACAACAAACAAAGGGAGATCATGACCTTGGTACAGAACTCTTCTATGATATGTTAGAAGATCGTGTTATTGAACAAGGAGAACAACGCCATTGGCTTGACTTTGAACCTGGAAATGCTTATCGTGATGAATGTTTTAGTTTTGTTGAAGCGACCTTGCAAAAGGGAAAAACTTTCGTTTCAACAAGCTTTAAACTTCTCCGTCAAAAAGTTTCCTCATCATCAAAAGATGAAGCCATTGGTCCCTTAACCAAGATCAAAGGTCAGATCCCGACTGAAATTCCATCTGACCAACCGATCCCTGATGCTCCAAAAACTGCACCCATTCCCGTATCGCTGATAAAGGATGAAGCTGTCGTACACAACAATCCCGTTTATGACATCGGAAAATTTATGTCTGGTGTTGTGCCTTTAACAACTGCCGCTGGAGAACTCATTTCCAACGGTGTGTGTGTTGGACAGTACATTATCGCGAATTCGAACAAGCATAGAAAGAACATGGTTCCGTTCATAAGACTTGATGATTCAAAATTTCAAGCTCTTGTTGAAGTCCCTGATACTAACAATGATACTGCTGATTACTGTTTATTTAAGAAAGTAGGAAATCATCAGTCGCTGCCTTTCGCTCCGTATGAGCAACCTACCACATACGGCCAGGTGTTTGGTTATTATCCTGAAAATAATAACAATAAGGTTTTTGCTTTTAAAGCCTGTCCCACAGCCATTGGTGGTGCTTTCCATGAAGCAACCACATGTGCTGGATCATCTGGTTCTGCCGTTTGTGCCAATGGAAAAGTTGTTGGTATACATAAGGGAGAACAAATGCATGGTAAGACAAATGCATTTGTTCCGTTCACACCTGCTCTCGTGAAGTTATTCACGGGGGCAAACCGTTCTTGACTCTGCTCGGCGTAATGCCGAGCTTTGGCTGCTCCGAGCTTTATCTTCAAGCTCGAGATAAACCATTCCAGCCACCTCTGGAGAGTCATTTGACTATCTTGTCCGAATGTGAAGTGAAACCTGAGGTAATTTCACACGTCAATATTTTGGCTCCTTGTGGTCCAGATACTTATTTGGATCCGTTTTTTAGATCTTATGCCCAAGAAAAAGGATTGGATGAATCCACGTACTGGATGCATTCAGATATGTCCCGAAATGCGTACAAATTAGCTGTTGCAAAGTTCAGTCGTAAACTTCCTGATTATGACGAAGAGGATCCTATGATAAAACAAGCGTTTAATTTTGTTGAAAGAACGTTTGGTCCTTATCTATCTGGTTCATCCTTAACTTCGTTGGAAGACGCAATTAAGACCATGCCAACTAACTCAAGTCCTGGTCCCATCTGGAAGATGTTAGCACCCAATAAGAAAGAATTTGTTCTGAACGATTATGGTTACCAATCAATAATTTCGTTCTTGGAAGCTGCTAAATCTCCTGGTGGTAATACGACCTATTGGGGGGGTTCATTGAAAAATGAACTTCGGCCTATTCAGAAAGTTTTGGATCATAAGACACGTTTGTTTCTTACTGCTCCGATTGAACACTTTCTATTGAGTAAAATATTAGTTGGAGATCAACACAACAAGATGATGGCTGCAACGTTCGAATTGCCTTCTGCAATTGGAATGTCCATCACTTCTGCTAATTTTGATGCAATTTTCAAAGACTTACTATTAGAGTTTTTCTCTTGTGCTGATGTTGGTGGTTATGATACCAGTATCCGCGAAAGATTTCTCATTATGATTGGTCTCATGCGTTTCCGCTGGCTTCGTAAGGAATATCAAAGCTTCGAAGTTTTGTGCATGTTCGCTAACATGTACAGAGACATCATATGGACTCGAACCATTCTTCAAAATGGTCTAATAGTATTGTTGCTCCATCAGCCCTCTGGTGCGTTTACCACTGGTGACGACAACACATTAATTCTTTATTTTCTTTTCGCTTTCTGCTGGCTTAAACGCGGCGGAGGCTCATATGAAGATTTTTGTGAGCATGTACGTCTTAAATTGTGTGGAGACGATTCTGTTTGCTCCTATACTACTTATGGAAAACAATTTATCAATCCTGATCTGATTATTCAAACTTGGAGCGTCTTTGGTTTTAAAGTTGAGTTTGCCCCCTGTCTTGAGTTCTTAGGACATTATGTTATTTTTGATGGGTCATCATACATACCCATATTTCAAACTTCCCGAGTGATCTCAGCTCTATATTATTCCGGTAAAGCTAGTTTAGATGTAACATTTTGGAAAGTCTGTTCTCTCAGAATTCTATGTTACACTAATACAGAAGCCTTTCCCATTGTAGATGGTTTTGCTCTGTATCTCCTAGACAACTACCCTGGATTAAAGGTGCATCGATCGTGCTACCTATCCTATGCTGAAATAGAAGATATTCAAAGTACTAAGGGATTAGAAGCGTCCAAAGTCAAAGTTCATGACGCGCTTTTAAAACTCTTACGTATCATCCAGTTAATTCAAACTGGAACACTCGAAGAATGTCAGGCCAACAATTGCGAAGAAGAAGAAGACAGCCCCAACGCCGAGGTCCGATTCAGGGCCCGGGTGGACCTGCTCCATTGAGCAGGTTCATGAATCAACAACCTCAACGAGCTTCGAGGCGCCCCCAGGGGTTCATTGGACCACGAAATCAACCCCTAAGGACGAGGAGAAGAAATCAGCAAAGACAAAATCGCAACAACGCAAATTCCCTCGCTATGACCCTATCCGGAGCTGCGATGTCGTACGCAGCCAGCATGGCGAACCCGTTCACGGGTCCGCTTTCCGGAGTTCCCTCATTCCCAGCGATGATGACGAGAAAAGCCAAGTTTTACACCTGTGGCAGCTTCCAGACGGGGACGCAGGGCTTCGGTTGGATAGTAGCTGAACCCTTTTATGCTGTGGCGAATAACCAAGCAGCCGTGTATTTCACGACTGCTGCTTATACCGACACTTCATCTACTGCAATCGACTACGTTACCCCACCTACTGGTTTGAGTTCAGCAACAACCAATAGTGACTATGTGTCAACTCAATTTGGCACAGCTGCTGACGATGCGGTTTTCCGCGTAGTTTCAGCTGGTGTCAGAGTTCGATATTCTGGAACGGAAGTAAATCGGGGAGGAATCATGGTTGGATTTCATGATCCTAACCATAAGCCTCTCCAAGGGTCCTTGTTTTCTGATGTCAACAACCAGGAAGCTAAGGTAGCCACTCAGGTGGATGACAAAATGTGGACAACAGTACTCTGGAAACCTGTTGACACAGACGAAATGGATTTTCAAACAGCCTTCCCAAGTTCTGTTGGAGTATCTTACCCAATGGGAGTTGTGATTGTGGCAGAACCCACGTCAAACTTTCAGTTCGAAGCTTACTTCAACTATGAAATATCCGGACGAAATGTCCAAGGCAAGTCCTTGTCTCCAGTGGATATCACTGGTTTCAATGCCGTTCACAATGCCATCCAAACCTCGAGCGCCATGAACCCTCAAGTGGGTAATAATGGTAAACTCGTCTCAAATGTTCTGACCATTGCTGGTCATGCGATGGACGCTCTTAAAGTCCACAGCTCAGGTATGTCCCTACCTGAAGTCTGGAGTCACTGGAATACAGTGGCTGGGAATGCCGCCCCTTTTATTGAAAAGGTTGCAGGCTTGCTTGTTCCCAAATGATCTCTTTGATCTCCTTTTTGGCCAAGAAGCTCTCTCTTTAAACTAAAGCCAAG